TGGACGATTTCAAGAAGGTCGCGGTCGAACTCTACAGGATGGTTCTTGAAGAGCACGCATATCTCGGCATTGCCACAATTGCAAACTCCGACAATATATTCGAGCGCTTTATGGATGCAAGCCATAAAGTTAACGATTTCATGATTGAGCACCAAAAAGAGTTCCATCGAGCGCTTATTGAGGTCAAGGCCAACGAGATGCTTAACAAGGAGATGTAGCCAATGGGTACCGCAATTCTAGTCCTAGGCAAGTCTGGCTCGGGCAAGTCCACCTCGTTGCGCAACTTCGCGCCAGACGAAGTGGGCATTTTCAATGTCCTCGGTAAACCCTTACCGTTCCGTGGCGGGGCTAAGTTCCCGCAGGCTAACCGCCCCGTATACCGCCAAATCATGGACACCATGCGCAAGAATAACCTGCGCTGCTACGTAGTGGACGATTCCACCTTTCTCATGCAAAACGAGAACTTCAATCGTGCCCGTGAGAAGGGCTACGACAAGTTCACTGAAATGGCGCTCCACTTCCAGCAGCTAATCAGCACCGCGATCGGCACAGACCAAGACACAATCGTTTACTTCCTCCACCACGTGGACGAGGACGCGAACGGAAACGAGAAGGTCATGACCGTAGGCAAGATGCTTGACGAGAAGTGGAACATCGCTGGCGCTTGCCCCGTGGTTATCGACTGTGTTGTTGAAGATGGCAACCACGTGTTCGTAACCGAGAACAACGGTAGAAACCTTGCAAAAGCGCCGATGGGGAGCCTACCAGAGAAGATGGACAACTGCCTGAAAGCGGTAGACACCGCGCTTAGGGAGTACTGGGGCATGAAACCCATCAAAGATGAACAGAAAGGAACCGAGCAGTAATGCGTCAACTCAACCTCAATTCCATCAAGGCTAAGGCCGAGGGTGACTTCAAGAACATCACCCCCGGCGCGTATGCGTGCATCATCACCGAGGTCACGGACAACGAGAACAAGGAGTATCTCGATGCCCTGTTCGACATTCAGGTAGGCGAGTTCGAGGGCTATTACTCTTCGGACTTCTACAAGGACAAGCCGTGGGCGCATCACATGATCCTTTCCTATAAGGAAAAGGCGCTGCCCATTTTCAAGGGTCGCATGGAGGCCATCACCGAGTGCAATACGGGATTCGATGCCGTTGCCGCACTCGATGCTGGGCAGTACAAGATGCTTGAGGGCAAGGTTATCGGTATCGTTTTCCGCGAGGAAGAGTACTTCGACAAGAAAACGTCCGAGTTCAAGCTGGGCGGCGCTCGCGCTTTCCGCTTCTGTACCACCAAGGACATTCAGGAGGGCAAGAACGCCAACCCCAAGCCCAAGATGCTCGACCATGCTGGCAAGATTGACGCACTGAAGCGTGCAGGCGTTGCAAGCAACGAGGACGATGCCGAGGACTGGCTGGCTGAGTACGAGAACAATAACGTTGCGTCCGCAGTTGCCCCGCTTAATTCCACAAGCGCTACCTTTGCCCAGCCCGATGACATTCCGTTCTAATGCTCATTGTCGATAGTCGGCAAAAAGCTGGTAAACACGTAACCAAGAACAAATGGTGGATGGAGCACGGGGTTCCGCTGGTCACTATGAAACTCGATTTCGGAGACTATCAGCGCCCCGGCTCCAACATATCCATCGACACCAAGAACAGCATCCAAGAGCTTGTCATGGATGTTGGAAGAGATCACGCGCGTTTCGTGCGTGAGTGCGAGAGGGCGGCGGCTGCTGGCTACCGCCTTCTTGTTTTGGTGGAATCGAACGAGAAGTACAACGACCCTGCCCAGCTCGAAAGATGGGTATCGGACGTGTGCAAGCGCTGCCGCATGTGCTCCACCCCTCGTGAGAAGGGACGGAGGTGTAGGCGCGGAACGCGACCGATGCACGGGCAGACGCTCGTTAAGATTCTCGCAACGTTAGAAAAGAAATACGGCGTGAGGTTCGAGTTCACATCGAAGCGGAACTGCGCCAAGCGCATTTGCGAGGTATTGGGCATTGAATACCAATGAGTATGTACCGCCGTGCGCTCGCGCGGCGCTCGATTACATAGACAAGGGGCTTGCCGTTATCCCGCTGAAAGTGAGGGATAAAGTCCCGGCAACGCAGCACGGAAGCGCCGATTACTCGGACAACCCCGAGCAGGTTCAGGTGTGGTGGGGTTTCGGGGAGTACAAGGGGTTTGAGACCTCAGACCCCGATTACAACGTTGGAATCGTCTGCGGCAAAGCGTCCTACGGGCTGATCGTAATCGACCTGGACGTTCACGGGACAGCCAACGGCCTTGAAACCCTGCGCAACTGGGAGGTGGAACACGGCGAGCTGCCCGAGACGTGGACGCAAATCACGGGTTCAGGCGGCAAGCAGATGTTCTACCGCACGTCACGCGAGATTAGAAACTCGGCTGGCGGCGCTCTGGGAGTGGACGTTCGCGGCGAGGGCGGGTACGTGGTTGCTCCACCGTCACTCCATCCCTGCGGCGATTACTACGAATGGAGCGTTTCGCCAGACGATTGCGAGTTGGCACAGGCAGACGATAGGGTCTATTCCTTTATCGACTATGTGCGACCGAGCCACAATGACGGCGAGCACCATGAGCGTTTCGTTCTGGATGATGTGATTGCGGTCAACCGCAACGATACGTTGTTCCGATACGCAAGCTCGCTACGCTCGCGCGGCTGCAACTCGATGGAAATTAACAGCCTGCTTCACACGGTCAACTCCACTAGAGTTCAACCGCCGCTGGACGAACGCGAGCTGATGAAAATCATCGGTTCGGTCTGTCGCTATGAGCCGGGTAACAAGTACTCGCAGCCAGTGGAGGATACCCCGCACATGTCCACGGCAGGGGAGGGGGAGGTTGAAAAGACCGGCATCAGCATCTTCGACCGACCAGATGAACCCGCAGGCCGCATCAAGGACGAGACGGTAGACGCGATCAAGAACATCTTGCTCAATCTTGACGAGGTGCGCGAATACATCAAGTTCAACAAGTTCGATTCAAGGCTCCACGTCCTAGGGCGATGCATCCCAGATGTGACGTTCGAGCGCCCGCACGTCATGGAGCAGAGCGAATCGGTGAACCTTCGAGCTGTACTTGAACGCGACTACGGCGTTCGTAACAAGCAGAAGTTCGAGGATGCTTTGGTGGGTTTCGGCGGCGTTGATGGTCAGCGCTACAACCCGATGCACGACCTGCTGGATACCCTGCCCATTGTCGAGTACATAGACGGGAAAACGGCTGGATGCACAGGAACGCCCATCCGCATCAGCGAGGACGGCGGCAAGACTTGGCGCGACTCCACGGCGGTTGTCGGAACGCTCACCTACGAAATGCTGGAAGTGGAGCCTACGGGCTACAGCATGGAGGTGGAAAAGCTCATGTTCCGTCAGCTGGTGGCGCGTGCGGTGTGCCCCGGCTGCAAGGCAGACCAGATGTTTGTGTTTGTCGGAAAGCAGGGTACGGGCAAGTCAACGTTCGTAAAGCTGCTGTCTCTGTCCCCAGACTTCTTTGTCGAGGGCTTTTCAAACTTCGATAACGAAGATCTAAAGCGAATCAGCGGCAGGCTGGTGGTGGAGATACCCGAGCTTGACGGCTTCAACGGCAAGGACAAGAACAAAATCAAGTCCATGATTACGCAGACCACGGACATATACCGCGAAAGCTACGCCAGAACCCCCGTTGAGCATCCGCGTACCGCCGTGTTTTTCGGCACGACCAATGACGGCGCGTTTCTAAATGACTCTACTGGTGGACGGCGTTTCATGCTGATCGAGTCCAAAAAGCCGATGCTTGCCGCCGACCCGCGCCTATTCAATGGAGAGGGAGAGGGGATGATACGTCAAGCGTGGGCAGAAACGCTCGCGCTCTACAAGCTGTGGGGAGAGAAGAAGTTCCTACGATCTCTTACCCTGCCGCCCGAAGTCCTCAGAGAAGCGACCGAGCATCAGCAGAAGTTCAGTGAGGAAGTCCCGTTGATTACGGCGACCAACAATTACCTTGATGAGCTGAAGACCAAGGGCATTACACGTGTCAACGTTCGTATGGTGTTCATCGACGGCATGGGGTATTCGGACTACCAATTCACCAACACGAAGCGGTTCATGCAACAACAAGTGACGATGGCTTTGGACAATAACCCCGAGTGGCGAAGGATTGAAAAGGCGCGAGTTGCAGGCTTTGGAATCTCCCGCGCATGGGAACTTTGTTGCCCAACCTCGTAGGGCAACACCTTTGGGCAACATGTAGGGCAACATACAAAACCGCAGGTAGACATTCGTTTTTTAGCGTTTTGTTGCCCTGTTGCCCTACTTTTACTCGGAATCAGCTAAAGCTATCAAAAATAAAGTTATATTTTATAAACGTAGGGCAACACCTTTGGGCAACATCTAACCAAAAAACCGCAGGTAGATGCCCATTTCTGTCTCAAAAAAACGTGTTGCCCACCGTTTTTTGAGCAACACCAGAGCAACAACCCAATAGAAAAGGAGTTCGCATGAGCAAGTATGCGAGGTATTCCATATGGCTGGCTAAGGCGATTATTGCTATCGCTGCCGTGATTGCGTTCGTGAAGTTTTTCATGACATACGAGGACGTGTATGCGGCAATGTTCGCTGCTGACGTAGCCGTGTTCATAACTGTTGTCATAAACGAAAGAATGTTTGAGCTGAAAAGGCGAATCGAAATCATCGAGAGCAAGCAGCGCGGGTTCATGTCGTTTGAAACGGCGATTGCCGCCGAACAGCTCGACTGCAAAGAGCGCGTGGATAACCTCATCAAGACGCTTAACGGTGATGGGCAATGAACGACTATCAACCGCTAGCCCTGAGCTTTGCTGAGGAACTATCCGATCTAAAGCGCCGATACGAGAAGCTAGAGCGCAAGCACGCCGACCTAGAGCGCCACTGCCGAGGGCTTGAAAGCAAGCTATCCAAGACGCGCGACCGCATGAAGATGTACCGCGAACGCTGTAAGGCGTGGGAGAGGGCGCTAAACGATACGAACGAACTGTACAGATCGTTCCTACACGAAGCAGGCTACACGGGCGTTGCTAAGGCTTTTGGCGTTTCGGTATGTATGGCGAACATCCGCAAAGAGGTAGCGCCGACCTATCCGAGCGCCGATTGCGTGGAGCTGCGTCCCAAGATTCTCAACCGCACCTCTTCCCCAGAGGTGGACAAAACCGAATAACCGATTTCCAGCGCGTACATGGCGTAGTTTTGGCTCGACCTACACCGACTAGGGGTGGGCGATTATCGCGCCGTCAGCGCTGCCTTAGCAAGCGAGAACGACATATTTCAGAGAGGAAGAATATGAACGTAATCGAACTCGGTTACAACTACCGTCTCAAGCGCTGCGATTCCATGAATTGGGAACTTGAGCATTTTCATTTGCCGATTCGCAATGGAAAGCCAACGTCCGATACGCCCAAGTGGATGAAGACTGGTCGTTTCTATCAAAGCCTTAGCGCCGCCCTCTATGCCGTCTACGGGCTGGTGCTGCGCCAAGACGAGGAAGGCGCTTTCCAAATCATGCAAGCGCTCGACCGCGCCGAGAAGATTGAGCGCGATCTGAAGGCCGTGGCGGTCGATTTGACCAAGTTGCAGTAGCGACACAACGACAGAAAGGAAGAAACCAAATGAAAATCTATCTACCGAATGATGCCGATGGGAACGTTATTCCATCTAACGTCTCGGTGATGTACAAAAAGGACGGCACCCAAGTGCACGTGGACGATTTGGTTCACGGCATCGTGTCGAAATCGTGGCGCGTTCGCTCGGGGAACATGACGTTTATCCCGAGCCAACTCTATCTCAATAAGCACGACAGCCTAAAGCGGCTAGCGGCTGATTTGGATAGATTAGCCAACAATCCTGAAATGGCAGCTTGCACGTATCTCAATCGTGACAGAGGCACATGCATTGGGTGCAAGTACCAGAAAATAAGTTGGGATAAATCCGGGTTCAGGAACTGCACCAAACTGTTTTTACGTGACGTTGCCGCCCGCGTCCACCGTTTGTGCGGTGACGCCGAATGAGTGTCAAGGCCATAGACAACGCCACCACCTGCGAGCAGTATGTGGTCGCTAAGCTCAAATCGGATGAAGCAACGATTAAAAGAATGAACGAAACAGTCATGGAGCTCAATTGCGAGATTAAGAAACTCGAAGCCGAGCGCGATAGCAAGATAGCCAAGTTCATTCGTGAAACTGGAAGAAAAGAAATCGTCCATCGTTCACGAAGCTGGTCAACTAACGGCGAATCAGTCATTAGCGATGGCAAAATCAAAACCTTTGAGGTTTGGGCAAAGGGCTATGTCGATAAGTATCCATTCCCCAAGTTCATGAAACAGGACGAGTTCATTCGTGAGTTCACGCCTGAGCTATCTGAGATTTACACCGATTTGGTTGCTGAAGCCAAGGAGGAAGACGAATGAGTGTCGAGCTGCCAAAAGACACCGAGGGCCGCGAGATACCTCTAGATACCAATATGCTGTACGACTGTAACGGCGCTTTGCGCAAAGTTTTAAGCTACACATTCAATCCAAGCACTGGTCGCTGGATGATAGAGATCGAGACGCAAATCAACTCAGTTTATCGCTTCCCGGAAGGTTATAGATTAACCCCGCCCGATAGCTGGAAAAAGTTGGAAGAAGACTTGAGCAGGGCGATTGACGCGCCAAAACCAGACAATTTCGACTCTATGACTTGCGGCTATTTCAATAGTGTCGGTAACAATTGCCAAGAGTGCAAAAAGAAAAACGGATTCGATTCTTTTAACTGCAATACGGTTGCATGGAAAGATATCTTGTCCCGCATCCGCAAACTGAGGGGTAAGGACGAATGACCGACGAAACCAAATCGAAGCCCTGCCCGTATTGCACTGGCGAGCCCGTGGACTTCGCCGATGATGCGGACTACGAAATGACAATCTTTTGGAAAGGCGTCGGTGAGCCTGTTATCCGCTGCAACGAGTATCCGTATAGCGTCCTCACGCCCAACTTCCAATCGCGCCGTATTTTCTACTGTCCGATTTGCGGTCGCAAGCTGACGAGGGAGGACTGATGAACGAAATCAAGCTGAAGCCCTGTCCGTTCTGCGGCGGGCCTGCCGAGATAGTGGACAACAGCCGATACGACCCCGGCACCTACTTCGTGGGCTGCCTGTATTGCGGTGCGCGGTCGGACTATGAGCACGGCGAGGAGAACGCTGCGGAACTTTGGAACGGAAGGGTTGAGCCAAATGATCACTGACGATGTGCGCCGCGAGGTGGCGGCGAAGATGCGCGGATATGACGTTTCCGAGTTCAAAGAATCGGCGATAGTGCCGTTTCTCGACTGCCTTGGAGTCGGCTATTTGAACTGGCGCGAAGTTTTCGACAGTCTTGCCGACCTAATCGACCGCCCGATATACAGACCCGTCATACCAAACGCAATGGAGGGCTATGTGTTTTGCCCTCAATGCGGCGCGGAAATCGGCGAGTACGGCGTGCCGAACTATTGCCATAGCTGTGGGGTGGCGATTCACAATGGTTGTTAGCGACAGGGAACGCCGTGAGGTGGCGGCGCGAATGAGGAACCAACTTACATATATGCGAGAAGACGGGGAGTACTACAAAAACGACCTCGACCTTGTGGAATGCGGTAACAGAGCCTACCGCAACATCGCTGATTCAGTTGAGAAATACAGCAACAATTTTACTGGCTACTACATCCCCATCATCGAAAGGCTTGCCGATCTAATCGATCGTCCCACTTGCCGGAACAATGAAGGATATGATAGGGCGTTCTGGTGCAGCGCGTGTGGCTATGAGGCGTGGACATACGACGATTCTAGTTGCGACCCAAAGGACTTTTCGTTCTGCCCGAGCTGCGGGGCGGAAGTGGTCAAATGATTAGTAACGAAATCGACGGCCTCACCTACGACGATTGCGTCGATATCTACGATGATTCGGCGGGAATGGACAACCGCTCGACATGCCGCCTAGACCTCACCGACGTTGAGACTCACGGTAATGCCAAGGTAAGAATCTACGAATGCAGCGAATGCGGCAGGACTTGCGAAGAGATATACGGCAAGTATGAGCGTTGCCCGCATTGTGGGGCGGTGGTAGTTGATGAAGATTAAGCGCAAGCTGTGTGACGCAATCTGCGATCTCAATAAGGCAGTTCGCAACTCATACGAGGATGCGTACGAGCGAATCCCCGCGCCGTGCCATTACTTCGGTGCCGACAAGGAAATCAAAGCCATGAGGCCGCTTAAGGTATCCTGCGACAACTGCCGCGCCGAGCGCATGGTGGCTTTCGACAATACGCTAGCCGATACGGACTGCTACATGCTCATGATTATCGACTTCTTGAAAAGCTGCGGCGTGGAGGTGGAGGATGCCTAAGACCAAGCGCACCGTCTACCTAGTCACCGACTACGGCGGCGAATATGAGGACGCGTGGGAGCGCCCCTACATGGCGTTCGACAACGAACAGGACGCGAACGAATGCGCTGAGAAGCGCAAAAAGCGAAATCAATACGAATCCCTCGAAAATACTAAGTATGTGTGGGACGGATACGTTTCGTCAGTGGTCAACGCTATCCCCGTGCTCATGGACGAGCCGACTTGTGAGAACGTCTACGTGAATGCCCCGGGCTGTTGCGACAACGGTTTTGAGTGCTCCGAGTGCGGCGAAATCGTCGAGGATTATGAGGGGTATCGCATAACGGGCACGTTTAACTATTGCCCGAAATGCCGTAGGAAGGTGGTTGAGGGTGGACATTAAATGCCCCTGCTGTGGCGAATACCTAGACCCAATCTTTTCCCGCATGGGAAACCCAATGTTTGTCTGCCGAAAAAACAAGCCCATCCTACGTGCGCAAAAGCACTACTGCTCGTGTTGCGGCTCGACTGTCGTAATCGTTGAGAAAGAGAAATAGAAAGGAACCCAACAAATGAATATCACCCGTCGCAAGGTCGCGTTCGTCGCGGCCTTAATTGTATCCGTCCTGGCTATCGTTACGGTGTGCGGTCTGACTGGCTGCACCGAGCGCGGTCAGGTTAGCTACAACCTATCCCAAGATGCCGACAACTTCAACGTTCGCCGCCGAGTGACCGTTATCAACATGCGCTCGGACAAGGTGCTGTTACAGATGGAGGGCTGTCTTTCCATCAAGACCGACCCGGAAACCAACGAGTTGAACATTATTGCCGAGCTGCCCGACGGCGAGTACCAGAAGCATTTCATCTACTTGAACGATTGGACTATGTACACGGTGGAGCAAGTCGATTCCACTAAGACCGACAAGTTCAACTATGAGTTCAATTTCCTGCCGCAGGAGCTGCCCGGCGTGAAGATCACGAGCAAGGAGTAGCGATGTATTCCGAGGAAAGCGAAGCTGCCCTTGTGTTGCATCAGGCGCTGAGCAAAAACCAGACCGTAAAAGACCTGTACACGCCAAAAGGGGACTGTAGAGGTTGCGGCGAGTGCTGTTCGCGCTTTCTTCCCATGAGCGAGTTCGATATGCAACGTCTGTGCAACTACGTTCGCAAGCACCACATCAAGCCGCAAGAGCGCGTGGCCCGAGGAATCGATCTCATGTGCCCATATCTAACGGATACCAAGGAGTGCGCCGTGTATCACGCACGCCCCGAAGTGTGCCGCACGTACCGCTGCGATAAGCATGTGCGCGGTGAATTGCTCGGCTTCTATGGATGCGACAGCGCGGAAGTATGCGACATGTACGCGGTTGCAGGCGTATTGGAAATGTCAAATGACGATTTGCGCAAAATAGCAGACGAGCTAGAAGAACATGCGGAGGACTAGATGAAAGTCTCACCCAATATCCAAGTGATTAAAGCCCATTTCGACAGCCCGAAGCTCAAGCCCTCATACGCTCATGGCGTGGGCGATGCAGGCTGCGACATGCGAGCCAACATCACGGAACCTAAGACCATCTTCCCAAGCGAGATTGTCAAGTTCGGCACTGGCATCCACCTTGCCATGCCGCAGGGCATGTTTGCGTTGCAGGCTATCCGTTCGGGAATGTCCATCAACCACGGGTTACAACTCGCCAACGCGCCCGGCATCATCGATAGCGACTATCGAGGCGAGATCGTGTGCGCTTTGGTCAACATGTCCACCGAACCGTACACGGTGGAGCCGTTCGAGCGAATCGGACAGCTCATTTTCCTAGCGCACTATTCCGTGGCATTCGAGGAAGTGGACAAGCTGCCCTCGACCTTGCGCGGCGATAGCGGTTTCGGTTCATCGGGGAGGTTCTGATGCCTAGCAAGGTGGGCGAGCGCTGCGCCACGTGCAAACACGCTAAGAACGTGGTCATTGAAAGCGTGTACCCGCCAAGTCCAGCAGATATTAGGCTGATGTGCTGGCTTAATGACGTACCTGTGCATCAACCCGATGTCAACGAGTGTTTCGTGAACCCGTGGAACTTCTGCGACAAATGGGAACCAAAGGAGGTTGAGCAATGAGTGACCATCCAGAGTGTGGGTTGTCGTATGAGCAGATTCAGTCTATCGCCAATAAGACCAATAGTCAGAAGAACGTGTTCCGCAAAGCCGTCCGCGCCGTCGGTTTCCTCGAAGGCTTCGGTGCGCTCCTGTGGACGCAGGTTGGCCCCAACCTAGCAGACGAGGAAGTAGCGGAGTTTGAGAAGCGCGTCGCCGACATTGCCGCATATATCGGTTTGCCGCCGCGTGAGGTGGATGCCGAATGAGCGGAACGAAAAGCCCCAAGACCCTAAAGGCAATGGAGCTGCTGAAAGACAAGTCCCTGACCGCCAAGCAGGTAGCCATGAGATCTGGCATAAGCGAGCGCCATGCGCGCAGGTTGCGCAACCAGATGGAGGTGGAGAAGTGAAGTTTGATGCCGTCTGCACGAACATTAATTCAATCTATACGCAATACAGAGCTACCAACGGCACCATGCAGGTAAGACAAATGTTTGCCGACGCGACGTTCACTATCTTTCGTAAACAGAAGAATGAAACGATCACTCTTCCGTTTGAGTTTGAAGAGATGCCGAATATTGGCGAAAAATACGAAATCGAGGTGCGTCCATGCAAGTAATGGGAGTGGAGCTTGAGGATAACGACCACAAGGTTCTAACCTACGATTCCGACTGTCCCCGCCATTATCTCGGTGACGGCTTTATCACCGCCACCCGCGCCATGCGCTCCGCTATCAAGCAGTGGAGGGACGAGTTCACTCACTCGGCAATCATCGTCTGGTGGTGGTGCTGTGCGTTCAAGTACATCTGGCGCTGTCTGTCCAAGGGGCAAACCCTGCCCGACATTGACAAGGCCATAGACTGCCTAAAGAAGCTCCGCAAGGAGGTGGAGCCGATATGCTCGAATCATTCTGGCTCGGCCCCATGCGTAGGCGGTGCCGAATGAAGTTCGTCGGATACAAGGTCACGCGATCGGATGGAGTGACCTACCCATCCATCTCGGCGGCTGCTCGCGCAAACCGCATTGCCGAGACCACTATGAAACGCTACATTCGCAACGGTAGGAAAAGCCGTAACGGGTTCTCGTTCAGCGTCTCGGACAATCAGACCTGTCTAGGGCGCGATCACCTGAGCGAGCCTGCCGTTTGCCCCATGTGCGGTAGAAACACGTACAACGTGACTGGCTTCTGCCAGTACTGCTACCGTGACGTGCGTGCGCTCAACCGCAAGGAGAACGCATACAGGGCGGCTAGCGTCTATGCCTAGCTCGATGTGCCCCATATGCGGCAAGCCCTACTCGGGCGCGTCGTGCCCACGATGCAAACGTCTTTCTCGTTCGTCTCGCTCGCACTCAAAGCGCTCCAAGAGCCAAGAGAAAGCCCGTAAGCAGGCGAACCCGTGGCGTTCCGAGTACTCACGCAAGGAGTACAAGACCGCCCGTCAAATCGCCATACAGCGCACTGGTGGACGTTGTGCGGCGTGCGGCAAGGTGTGCGCCAAACGTCGCGGTTCGTCCTGGCTATTGAGCGGCGCTGGCGTTCACCATATTCGCCCCCTCTCACAAGGTGGAGGGAACGGAGCGGATAACCTCGTGCTGCTTTGCGTCTCGTGCCATAACCGAATTGATGCCGCCAGACGTGCGGTAGAAAGGTAGCCTACGTGGATATGTTTATTGATGCCGTCATAACTGCATGGCTGATGAGCGGCATAGTGTTCGGAATAATGACCGTTGCGTTTTTCGTTATCGCGTTCATCGTTCGTATTCTGTAAAACAAAATAGATGCCGCCTGACGTGCGGCGGGAAGGGGATAAATTGGTCGTTAACTCCGTTGTCATAGCCCTTGTAATAACAATCATCGTCGGTATCGTATTGTTGCTTATCATTAACGTTATCGAGTTTATATGCTACATCCATCACGCTTACCGCATTATGAAGCGTATCGACCAAGACGTTTGGGAAATCTTCGATTCAGCATCGGAACTCGGCCTTACTCCGGACGAGCTTAGAATTCTTTATGACAAGTTCTGCGAAGTCCGCAGCTCGTGGCGTAGCCTAATCAATCGAACCAAATAGCGTTTCTCGTTTGCCAAACAAAATCGCCCCCGCAGCACTACGCTACGGGGGCTTTTTCTTTTTCGGGCTTCTCGTTCGTCCCTTGTACTTATTTCGGTGGCTCGATGATATAGTGCGTCTCGTTCGTCTCGCGGTCGATTAGGGCCAGATCGTAACCGTATGCGGCGGCTATGGTTGCCAGTGTCTCAATCCTCACGTTATTTCGCGCTGCCGTGTTGGTTACGTAAGAGCGATTTAAGCCTAGCTCGCGGCTAATATCCGTGGCGGTTTTGTCGCTGTCGTTCATAAGCGCCTTTAGCACCTCGCTATGGCTCACGCGCTTCGTCTCGTTCTCCATGGTTCCCTCTCGTTCTATGCGCTCCTGCGGCGCTTCTTGGTCGGCTTCGGCAGCGTGCCCTCGCGTTTGCAGCGGTCGTAGACGTCGAGCGCCCACCATCCCCACGAGTCGGCCCAGACCTCGGCGTTTTCGTCCATGCGCAATAGTCCGGCTACGACCTTGCGCTCAATCTCGCCGCTCCACGTTAGTTCGGGGTTCTCGAACTGCTTGTGTTGCAGCAGGAACCCAAACGGATTGGTGGATGGGTCAATCACCACGAGCGACTGGTCGGTCTTGTCGGGCACCTCGAATATCTCGAACGGTGTGCCCTCTAGGTCTGTGTACCGCGCCACGCCTTTTTGGGCGGTCATGGTTTCGTCCTTTCTCGTTTTGCGAATGGCTACAGTTTATCCGTTCGCGTTGCTCGTTCCGTCCGTTCTCGGTAAACGGTGCGGCAGTCTGCCAACTCGGTTATCAAGTTGGCAGCGTGCCGAATCGTCTAGTAGTTGCTAAATGCTTTTGGCGTACTCCATGCAATGCGTCTTTTTATTCGGGCGGTACAGCTTGTGATTTCCATAAGCAGCAAGCATGAAATAACGCTCTCCGTCAACGTCAACGCGCTTGTAGACGGTGATATCAGGCCATTCGCCACAGTGGATAAGATTGACCTTGCCGTCCTGGTCTCTAAACACTTTGGTAATTCGAGTGTTTGCCATGTTTAACGCTTCCTCTCGTTGATTTTCTCGTATGCCATGTAGTAGCCATAGGCAAAGCCGACAGCCAACAGGCCGAAGGTGATTAGTGCCATCTTCCAGACGGGATAGCTCACGATATCGAAGAGATCCACGCCCATTACGCAGCCGCCTTAAGCGCCTTGGCAATGCGGCAGACGCGGCGGCAGGCTTGCGTTAGCGCCCTGGCTTGCACGTCAAGCCATTCCTCACAGCTGTTTGGCGGCAGCGCTCCGTTACGCTTGCGCTTGAGCGTGGACGGAGGGCAAAGCAGCTTTGCAATATCCTCGTCATAGCAGTAGGAGCAGCCGCCCCAACTGTATTGGATCCAATCGCGCGCGCCATTTAGGGCGATGTGCTCAATTGCTGCCCTCGTTGGCTCGACCTCGTGCGCTTGGTCTGCCAGCGTTTCCGCGATCTCGACTGCGTAGGCTTGCACGCCACGACCCCATGCGGAGCGCTCCGGTTTCTCGTTGTAGTCGTTCAGCACTGCCAAATAGAGCTCATGCGTGTTAATATTGCTCATGGTCTTAGTCCTTTCTCACTTTGACCTATGCCCGGCGTTTTGGTGGTACTTACGCCGGGCGTTTTTGTTTTTATGCTGCTCGGCTCGCGTAAAGCTCGCCAATGTTGGTGGAGATATAATCGCCGCGCTCGCTGTCGCGCTTGATCTTGCAACGCTTGACGCTATCGGCGTAGCCAATGCGGCGCACGGTAACGGACTTTGCCGCGACGCTTACGACCTCGCGGTCGCCGAACACCATACCCGGCTCAAACTGTGCAACCGCGCTCGAACGCTCGGCGTAGTCCATCGCATAAAGCTCGGCGATACCTCGCGCCTGCTGCTCGGTCTCGCATGGGTAGCTTTCGCCCTCGGGAGTCTCGTAGACAAGAGGCGTATCGCTCCATGAGATCGTGCCGCACTTTACGCCGTTCATCTCGATAAACCAATGCCCGGCCTCGCCCCTCGACCTCGTGGCGCTCGCGGCAACAACAGCACTGTCCTCGGTTACCTCGGGCATGGCCACGCGGCCGCTAGACTCGACCTGCTCGGTCTGCTCGGTACCGGGTACGGCCATGCCATAACGCGCCCACCATGCCGCTCGGTTATCATCGCGGCGGCGCTTGCGGTCTGCCTGTTTCTCGGCGGCGGCGAGTGCCCATTGCTCTTCAAGCTCCGCACGCTTTGCCGCATGGGCGGCGCGATTGGCGGCGCTGCGCTCTGCTCGTGTGCTCATGTTCTTACGTCCTTTCGTGTTGGTTGGTTTGCCACCGTTTGCGATGGCTCGTTGTGTGGCTACAGTCTGCCACCGTTTGCGATGGCACGCAACAGGTTTTTTCAAAAAACTTTTCCGAACCCGACAAAACCGCAGGTAAACGCGCATAAAAACTTTTGAGCGACGCCGCGCGGCGTGTGATCGTGAGCGTGAGAGCGTAGATACCAGGACGAAACGCGAGCGCCTACACGATCGCGCACACCCCACGACCGAACGCGCGTATCCCCACGCGCAAACGCGCGCGCCTGCCCACGTACGCGCCTGCCCACGAGCGCACACGCACGCGCCTACGCACGCGCACACGCGCACCTGCGCCCACGCGAGCGCGCGCCCCCGCGCACAGGGGAGGGGGAGGGTTAAATCACCACACCACAACTGGCTACCCAGCGTCGGCCCTCTCATTTTTTTATGCGCACGAAATTGGAGTACGGGACGGAAATGTCACGGAACGGGGGAACGCCGAAATACCTTCCATCGAGACAGTGGAGGGAGCGCATTTTGATTGAAAAAAGATGCCTATATTGCGGGAAAAAGTACCTCGCTAAAACGAAAAGGAGCAGATATTGCTCAGATAGGTGCCGAAAAGCCGCGAATAGGGAAATGATTGTTATCTCTAAAGCGCCGAACACAATAACCGTGGACACCATAGCCAAGAGCGCCGTGATTATGCGCGGTGACGCGGCGTTTTTCGATGCGGCGGCGCAGCGCGGCCCCGTGAAGTATCGAAAAGCGTGCCGCGATATTAGCGAAACGGTAATTGAGAAGCTAGCGGAGTGGGGCTTATGAGGGGACGTAAGCCAGATGCACTCGCGGTAAGGCGCGGGGCTAGCACTGCCGATATTTCCACCACTACCGCTGTGACAATGGAGGAAGGAGCGCTTGTAAAGCCCGAAAGCGTCTCACTCGATCCGTATCAAAGCGAGATTTGGGACACGCTTGTTGGAACTGGCGCTGCTTTTCAAGAGGCAGATTCGCCGATGCTTCAATCGCTGGTTTTCAACATAGCGATAGTCGAGGACTGCCGAAAGCACATCTATGACGAGGACGGCACCATGCGCGTCATCAGTCAGGACGAGGACGAGTACGGCAACGTCGTTGTTAGGCCGAATCCGTATATCAAAATCATGAACGATGCCGAGAAGCTGGTCATGAAAATGTCGCAGGAGCTTGGTCTTACTAGGTTCGCCCGTGCGAGACTCGGTTTGACGCAGGCTTGCGGTCAGGCGGCGCAAATCTCTGTTGCGGAGCAGATAGATAGAGCTATCCGTGGTAGGTCGTGAGCTACCACACCCCGTTTAAGAAGCTGAACAAGGCTGGCGAGTTTCAGGTGGAGCGCACGCGCGTTTTCGCTGAGACGTTCCTTACGTATGCTGGCGAATCAGATCTATGCGGCTGCCCATACAAGGTCACCGAATGGCTCATGAAATACATCTGGCGACCTTTGTTCGGCACTGGTGAGATTGACAAGAAAACGGGCAAGTTTAGGCGGCAGTATCGCCGCGCCCTTATTGGAGTCCACCGCGCATTCGGTAAGTCGCAGCTGGCGGCGTGCTTGGTTCTGACCATCGCAACCATGGACGCTATCCCGAACGGTCAATACGGCATCGTGGCAGATTCCAAAGAGAACACCGCCATGGTCAAGGGCTATATCGCCACCATCATCAAGGCGAACCCAACCCTCAATGCACAGTGGAAGGTCTACAAGGACGTTATCCGCAACGAGCAGACGGGGCAGGAGATACACGTCTACCCCTACAAGGAAGCGGCGTTGCAGGGCAAGCACTTCCACGTTCTCATCGGCGATGAGATTCACGTCTGGCGCGACGATGCCGTTTGGAAAGCTGGCACGTCCGGTCAGGCTAAGGTATGGAACGCCCTCACCATCGGCATCACGACCGCTGGCAGCAACCGTGACGGTTTCCTGTTCAAGCTCTACCAGAAGTTGAAGCGCGATAAGCACGCCTACGTGTGCTGGCTCGGTATCACAGACCAAGACAACCCCGCCGACCGCAGGGTTTGGAAGAAGATTACCGCAGCGGGCCGTATCACGATGGAGGAACTGGAAGAGCAGTACGAATCCGATAAGTTGGAGGACGGAACGCCCGGCCCCGGCTTTGTCCGCTACTACTTGAACCGCACTCCCATGGACGAGGTGGAAGAACCGTTCATGAAGCGCAGGGACGTGACGGCGTGCCAAAAGACCGAACGAATGGAAATCGACTGGAACCAATGGTTCTGCGTAGGTCTGGACGGTGCCGTTCGCGGCGATACGCTGGCAATCGTGGCGGCTCAACGCCAAGACGAGCGGTGGGCATACGCCGAGTGGTGCTGGGAGAAGCCCGAGAAGGGGAGTTCCGTTTACGATCTCACTGCCGTTGCCGACGTGTTGCTAGAGCTCGCGCGAAAGCCCGGCGCTCCATTCATCTGTGCCGACCCCGCGCGTATGCAGTTCCTATCCAACTGGCTAGAGCGAACGTATGACTTCGACCTATCGCAAGTGCCGCAAACGCCGTCCATCATGTGCCCCGCGTCCGAGCTTCTGGCGCGTGCCGTGTCCACCCATATCGCATCGTTTGGGGATACGCCCATCTTGGCGGCGCACTGCATCAACGCCGTATCGAGCGAATCAAAGGCATACGGTCGCAGGCTCGCGTCCGTGAAGCACGGGCAAGGCTCAAAGCGTATCGACGCTGCCGTTGCGGCGGCAATGGCTATGTGGGCCTACGACAACAACGAGGAAGAATCGCCCAACGTCTGGACTATCGACGTATAGCGGGGGACGCTGGCGCGAACATACGGGCAACGGGGTTGGAGTTTCATCTTCCTTTCGCCAACCCCGCCCCCTTCCCCCTCCTTTTTTTCGCGCGGGGGACAGCGATAGCACCATGCACGCAACGGATAGAAGGAGCGTGCATGTCTCTAAAGAACAGAATCACCGCAGCCGCGTCACGCGCTCTGTACAGCGCTTTCAATTTCGCTGGCGTGCAGATACCGCCAATCCAATATGACTTCATGAACTATGACGGCAAGGACGTTTACAACCGCGATGCCGCGAAGCTCGAAGCCTATTACTCCAATGCATACCGCGCGTGTGTGCTGGCTAAGGCTCGACCGCTGGCGGCACTTCCCGTACACGTCTATGAGCGAAATAGTGGTGTAAGGAAACCCGCCACCAAGCGTGCCGCTCAAGACCTCGAACACCTGCTGCGCACCAAATGGAACCCGCTCATGTCCTCGCAGGAGTGCATCCGCTGGCTCGATATGACCAAAGACCTTAAGGGCGAGGCGTTCGTGCGCGTGGAGTGGAGAAACGCCCGTATCGTGGCGCTTTGGCCTATGTCGGGCACGCCCGGTATCGAAATCATCAGTGGCGGCTCGCACGTGTTCAACTACGGCGGCGATAAGTTCACCGCACCTGGGCGATACCTAGAGAACGAGATCGTGTGGGTCAAGTCTCCCATCCTCGATTCCGATTGTCTCCACGGTCGCTCGCTTGCAGAACTTGCCGCTAATGAGGTGGGCTTGTCCGTTGACCTAGAGAAGTTCTATTCGCACATCCTGAACGGTGAGGGCAACTTCCCCGGCTGGTTGGAGACTGACCAAACGCTCAAGAAACCCGACTTTGAGAATCTTAAGCAGCAGTTGGAGGACGGCGGCGGTGTGGTCAACTCCGGCAAGATTCGCATCTTCGACCACGGGCTGCGATACAAGTCCACCCCCCAGACCATGGTGGATATGTCTCTAGTGCAGCAGGAACAGTGGATTCTACAGCAGGTCTGCCGAACGCTTTCCGTGCCACCGCAGGAGGTATTCGACCTTTCCAACGCCACCTATTCAAATATCGAGCAGGGCGCACTTAATTTCGCCAACAAGACCCTGATGCCAGAATGCACCGAGCTTGAAAAAGCTTTCAGCAACGTCCTTTGGAGCATCGGCCTTAAAGACTGCTACGTGCAATTCGATATGAACGGCCTTCTGCGCGGCGGCTACCGCGACCGCATGGAGGGCTACAAAGCGGCTGTTTTCTCGGGCTGGATGATGCCTTCCGAGGTACGCGCCAAGGAGGACTTGCCGCCCGTGGAGGGTCTGGACGTTCTCTTTATTCCTTCCTCCTACAACCTGCTCAACGCCGAAACGGGCGAGCTGACCATCACCGCCACGCACGGGAAAGACCCCGGCTCTTCTGGCGAGGGTGGAGCGCCCTACAGCGGGGACGGCAACGGCAACGCCATGAACTCAATCCACGAGGACATGGTGGATCGCATCAAGCAGCGCATCTCCGAAGCGGGAGACACCGAGAAGACCCGCGCTTTCGCAACCAAGGTTCTTAAGCCTTACGCCAACGCCTGCCTGTTGGCGCGGCGTGAGTACGACATTGAAGCCGACATTAAGGAGATATTCGAGCATGAGGGACATTAACGTTTACGGGCTAATCGGTGACGGCTGGGACGAAACCGATATGACCGCCACCAAGTTCGCCAACGAGTTGAAAGAAGCAAACGGCGAAGCGGTCACCATCCACGTCAACTCTGGCGGTGGAGACGTGTTCGACGCTAACACCATGGCTGAGCTTTTGCGTGCCTATCAGGGCGAGTCCACCTGCATTATCGAGGGCCTTGCCGCTAGCGCCGCGTCCTATTTCGCCCTTACCGCCGACAAGGTGGTTATCGGCGATTCCGCGCTGATGATGATTCACAACCCCTATTCCTTCTCTGGCGGTACCGCCGAGGATTTGCGCAAGACCGCCGATTATCTCGACAAGGTTAAGTCCACCATCGTCAACCAGTACGTGCGCAAGACGGGCAAGGACGAGGGCGCTATCTCAGACCTCATGGATGCCGAGACGTGGTTCACCGCGAAAGAGGCGGTGGAGAACGGTTTTTGCGATTCCATCGTGGATATGGAGCCCGTTGCCGCGTGCATCGACCCCGAGCAGGTCAAGCGATTCAGGAATGCACCGAAAGACCTGCTAGATACCCCTGCCGTGGTGGACGGAAACGGCGCGGGGGAAACCAATCCGACAATCCCTGCCAGCAACAACGGTGGTAAAGCCGTGTCGGGAGCCGACAAGGTGGAGACGGGAGCCGTCTCTAAAACCGTGTGCGTGAACGGAAAGTTTTTGACGTACTAGGGAGTAGAGAATGCTTTCTTCCATCCAGATTCACAACAAGATCGTGGAGAACCGCGCAAAGCTCGATGCAGCCGAGAAGTCCTTTAACGCTGCCGAGGGCGATGCAAAGGACGTTTTCCGTGACACCATCAACCAGATTAAGGGCGAGAACAAGTCTCTTGACGAGCAGCTTGCCGAAGCCCTCGATTACGAGGACAAGATTCGTCAGGGCGGCGGTATCCCGTTGGCTGACCCCAACGCTGGCAACAAGGCTAAGTTCAAGCCCAAGAACTTTGGCGAGTTCGTGCTTGGCGCACGTGACGAGTTCAAGGGTTTGCAGATGGGCACTTTTATCGCCCTCGATGCCTATCAGGACTTCAAGCTGCTCGAGCACACCGAGACCGATTATTCCCTGCCCGAGCAGTACGCCCAGAACCTGCCGAAGCTGGGCATCTACAACACCCTGCCGCGTGCCGTCACCGATAAGGATTCCGTGAGCTTCTATGAGGCCGACCCGACCAAGCTCACCAATGCCGCTGCTACTTGGAAGCCCAACACCACCATCCCCATGTCCGGCATGGCGTGGACTCCGCGCTCCTTCCACATGGAGCAGATCGCAAACGGTATGCCCCTGCTTGAGAACAACCTTAACGACTACAACGAGCTTATGACGCTCGTTAACGGCACCCTGCTCTACATGCAGGAGCTTGCCAAGGGCGCTAAGGTTCTCAACGGCCCCAAGGAGAACGCCGAGACTGGTATTGTCGGCATCCTCAACCATGATGGCATCCAGAAGTTCACTAAGGGCACGACCGACACCATTTCCGATTGTGCCTACAAGATGGCTACTGATGTGTTCCTCACTACTGGCTTTATTCCGACCACCGTCGGCATGCACCCGTATGTCGCCGAGTCCGTCAACCTTGAGAAGGACAAGAACGGTCGTTACATCAACCAGATGGTCAACGGCAAGCTGTGGGCGCTGAACGTGGTTGAGGACTTGAACCTCACCGAGACCACGGGCGAGACCTCTGCCAAGAAGACCACCTACGGCATGATGGTCTACCTGCCCAACGCCGCCACCTTCTACACCAAGATGGGCGAGAAGCTTGAGATTGGTCTTGTTAACGACCAGTTCCTGCGCAACGAGAAGACCATCCGCATCAACGGTCAGTACGGCCTTAAGGTCACCTTCCCCAAGGCGTTCTCCTACCTCACCGACACTGGCGTTGCTGGTCGCTAAGGGGCGTTGCAAATGACTTTGGCACCAGACAGCCGTAAGCGGTTCTCAATCGCCCAATGCGCGGACGTGGAGTTCGAGGGTAACCCTGATACCGTGACCGTTCGCTATGCGTCTGGTGCCGAGCAGGTGGAAGTGACGGGGGAGGGCGGCAAGTTCACCCTTCCCCTCTCCACCATGCCCGAGCTACTAGACGTTTCTTGGCTCATGCAGGGCGTTACCGTCTCCGCCCAAATCGAGGTCGTGGCGGCTCGCTATTGCACGGTGGAGGACGTTCGCGCCTACCGAGCAGACGAGAACCTGCTTGAAACGGTGGACGATGTGACCATTCAGGATGCTATCGACCGCGCCGAGCATGTTATCGAGAGCGAAGCCCACCGCGTGTTCCAGCCCGTCCTCATGCGTGGAGTTACCGACCGCCCGAACTGCCGCACATCCTCGCTCGTCTTCTTGGGCGAGTTCACCGCGTCCGATATGCGCTCTGTCGTATCCGCGAAAGACCAAGACGGTAGCCCAGTGAACCTGCGCGTTTGCAATTCCGTGCTTTTAGACGTGCGCGATTTGGGCGTTAACAAGTTCGCCGAGGTGATGGTGGAGTGCGGCATGAAGCCCACCCCGCCCGAGGTCAAGAGCGCGGTAGTTTCGCTTGCCGCGTGGTACCTAACCGACCACGCAATGCCCGATAACGCCACGTCCGCTAGTACCGACCTGGGCTTTATGCGCTTTGTCGTTGGCGGCGTTGACGGCGCGGCTACATCCATCCCAGACGTGAACGCCCTGATTGAGCGTTACGGCCTTCAAGACTACAAGGTGCGATAGATGGACGCGAACCTGTTTTCAAAGTGCATCGAGCGGGTGGAGCAGGACGTTAAGGCGGCTTTAGCCGATATGGAGCCGCACCCATACATCTCCATTGGCGGTGCCAAGACCCAGCAGCCGTTCGAGGTTCTGGTGCGCGAGATCGCAACGGACTACTCCATCGAGGACGTTGTAACCAACACCTACATGGGAGCATCGCGCGGCGGCTATTCAATCACTTTTTCGGTGGGAGTGGAGCTGTGGGCTAAGACCGCAGACCTCGTGAAGTCCACCGCCACCGTGCAGGAGTGGATGGCGCGAATCATGTCCTCCATCGCATCAGACAAGACGCTGGGCGGCCTGTGCGACCACGCCCAGCCCTTTATTTCGTCCGTTGGCACCGCTCCATCGGGCAATTCGTACATGGCATCCATCGAGGGCGGTGTCCGCATCAAGGCGGCTATCGACCCCGTAATCGACTAGGAGAGCAACTATGGCACTCAACCCCTCTATTGGCCTTGCCGCTATCGCAAAGCAGAAAGACCGCGACACCCCCGCAACCGCCCCCACCTTTATGCACGGCCTTACTGGCGGCTCCCCGTTCGGCGTGTCCCGTTCCATCGCCACCACCGACGTTACGTGCGGCTCCCGCGCCCCGTCCGATGCCCGAGTTGACTCCATCGAGGTTACGCCCAAGATTGAGTCGCTTTGCTATCCCGACGTTCTCGGTATGTACCTGCTTGCCGCGTGCGGCAACGTCAAGACTACCACCGTCACTGGCAAGGGCGATGCTGCATCCGGCTACTACACCCACGTGTTCACGATGGGTTCCGTCCTCGATTACTTCACCATCTGGTCTCAGATTGGCATGGACGGCTTCACCCGCGCCGACGGCTGCAAGTGTGACGAGCTGACCTTTACCGCCACTGGCAACGAGCACCTTGCCATGTCCGCATCTTGGCAGGGCATCGACGGCGAGGTCGGTCTTACTTCCATCCCCGGCAGCGTTCAGGCATCCTGCTTTGGCGGCAAGTACACCACCACGGACTGCGACTTCAAGATTGACGCTTCTGGCTCCACTCCTGCCGCCGCGCTTGTCTCCGAAGCCACGTTCACCATCAAGAACAACGTCTCCGGTCTGCGTTCCCTCGGTCGCGCCACCTCCCGCGAGATTGCCGAGGGCAAGTGCCAGTTCGGCGTGAACGTCACCACCATCCCCGAGAATCTGAAGGAGTACCAGAAGCTCATTACCGGCTCTGCGACCTCCACCAAGATTTCGGGCAAGGTCGTGTTCGGCAGCGTGTACGCCAAGTTCTATCACACGGACGATCCAAAGCAGACGCTTGAGTTCTCCGCTAACCACCTGCCCTTCACGGCAGACTTCCCCGAGCTTGACCCCTCCGGCAACGAGGCATCCATTCAGTTCAGCACCGATAACGCCATCGTATCCGGCGCGAGCGAGTCACCGATGACCATCACGCTTGTCAACAAGGTCGCTTCTTACAAGTAATGAACGGCGGTCATAGACAACCAAACGGGCGCGGCTACGGTCGCGCCTTTTTCATGCCGATTCAGCGGGGGAACGCGGCGCGATTATCCACGCCAAGCCGTTTTGAAAGGAGAACCGCAATGGCAAACGAAATCTTCCGATTTGAGAACCCCGAGACTGGCGAGGAAATCTTTAGGTGCAAGACCCGTCAGGGCGCACTGAACCGCGCCAAGCTCTATCTGTTCAAGGGCGCTGACCCCGTTGGCAACATGCAGACGAATATCTGGATTGCCCTCTGGGGCTTTTTGAGCGCCAAGGCAGCTGGCAACCCCGTGGTGGAACTTCCCGCCCCGCGCCAGATTACGCAGGACGTGGTTCTCGACCTCATGGACGAGGTGACCGTCTATTACGACTTCGAGATGGACGAGGACGGCGCGACCGAGGACGGCACCGAAAACCCTACGGCACCCTCGGACGAGTCCTAATTGCGCTAGGTCGCTTCTCGGGGTCTGGCGTGCGCGAGCTTATCGACCTCGCGTACGACTTCCCGAGCGTCTTTGACCAGATGCTATTCGACATGGAGCTGGTGCAGGCGCTCGAAGAAGCGAAGAACGGCAAGCCGTGGAGAAAGCCGGGGGAGTCGATAGGGGACGCGCGAGATCGTCTTAAGGCGCAGCGCGAAAAGGCGAAAAGGGAGATGGAGCAATACAGGGAGTGACCCTTGTACACCATCGAGATTCAAAACCTAGACGAGACGATTGCCGCGCTCAACCTAGTGGACAAGAAAATGGCGAAGCGCCTGAAGCAGCGCATCGTCGAGATAACCAAGCCGACGCTCAGCAAGGCGAAGGGATACGCGCACGTGGGTTCCAACCCCACGGGCGCTTTCGCCAACTCGCTGTCGCTTAGGCAGCGTCAGAACGGCGTTGTGTTCATCTCTAGCGACCCGGGCGGCGGCGTTATCGAGTTCGCAAACCCCGGCGCAATCATCCTCACGGGCAAGCGTGCTGGCAGGCGTGCTGGCGTTCCCCACACGGGCGATACGCCGCGTGCGCTACTCAAGGCAATCCTCGAAGACGAGGAAAACATCATCGAACAGGTTAATGACGAGGTGGCGCAGGTCGCTGATTTGGTGGGAGCCGAATAATGGGCAAAGCGTCAATCACAATCGCCGTAAACGCCAAGTGGAACGGCAAGCAACTAGACAATGCAGAAAAGGCCCTTCGGCGGCTAACCACGCTGTCGGCGGCTAGCTCCAAGTCCACCACTGCCGATTTGGTGAAGCAGGGCGGTGCGTGGGCAGAACTCGGCGGCAAGATTTACAACGCTGGCGTTAAGACCGAGAAGGTCGGAAAGATGCTCACGCAGAGCGTCACCGTCCCGCTGGTCGCTATCGGCGCATACGCTGGAAAGACCGCCGTCCAGTTCGATACCGCCATGGCGAACGTCCGCAAGACCACGAACATGTCGAACGAGCAAATCGAGAAGCTGGCGCGATCCGCCCAGAACCTTTCCACCAAACAGCCCGTGACTGCTGAAACGTTGCTGAACATCGAAGCCCTCGGCGCACAATTGGGCGTTGCTCATAGCAAGCTCGAATCGTTCGCGGAAGTCGTTAGCGGCCTTGATATAGCAACCGACATGGACTTCGAGACCGCTGGCAAGGAAATGGCTCAGTTCGCCAACATCACGCAAATGAGCCAAGACAAGTTCAAGAACTACGGCTCCACCATCGTTGATTTGGGCAACCATCTGGCTACAACTGAATCAGATATCTCGAACATGGCGCTGCGACTGGCTGGCGCTGGTACTGCTGCCAAGTTCTCGCAGGCCGATATCTTGGGCATGTCTGGCGCTATGTCCTCGCTCGGCATCAGGGCCGAAGCTGGCGGCTCCGCTATGACCCGTATTATTCAGGACATTTCCAAGAACGTAGCCAAGGGCTCGGATACAGTGGAGGAATACGCCCGTGTCGCTGGCATGAGCGCCGACCAGTTCGCCAGTGCGTGGAAGAGCAGCCCCATGGAAGCCCTCGAAGCGTTGGTGGAGGGCTTGAGGCGCACGAGCGATTCCGGCGAGGACATGAACGTCACGCTGGAAAAACTCGGCATCAACAACATCCGTAACTCCGATACCATGCGCCGTTTGGCTGGCGCTGGCGATTTGTTGCGCAATTCGGTAGACCGCGCTAACAACGCGTGGAAACAGAACACCGCGCTCCAAAACGAGGTCGACCAGCGAAACGAGAGCTTGGCATCGCGTTTACAGGTGCTAAAGAACAAGGTTGACTCTATCGCTATCTCCATCGGCAGGCCGCTTACCAACGCCGTTATCTCCGCGCTCGAAGCGTGCGACCCGCTCATTCAGGGCGTGGGCGACCTTGCCGACGCTTTCTCCAAGATGGATACGGGACAGCAGCAGTTCGTCCTGGCTATGGTCGGTATCGCTGCGGCGGCTGGCCCAGTGCTTACCGTGCTCGGCAAGCTGGGGCAGGGCATTGGAACCGCTGTAACGGCAGTCGGCAAGGGCGCTCAGGACTTTGGCGTTTGGAAAGACGCGCTCGTTACCACCGACGGCGCTCAGATGCGCGCATATGCGTCTGCCGATATGCTGTCCACCAAAATGGGTATCGCTGGCAACGCCGCTGCAAAGGCCGCTGGTGGAGCCGACAAATATGTTGCCGCATGGCAGGGCTACTACCAGACCTCGCAGCGCGTAGTTGATCTAGAGGGCAAGTACGCCACGGCTGTAACCAAAAGCTCCACGGCGGCTGACAAGGCCAAGACCGCCGTTGACAAATATAAAGAAGCAGCCAAGCTCGCGGCATCGGCAGACGAAGAGGGCAAGGCGGCTGTAACCGAATACGCCGACACGCTGAAAACGAAAGCGGACGCGGCGAAAAGGGCAGCCAAGGCATCTGCCGATAGCGTCAAGTCAATCAAGGATGAAATCGACGTCACCACCAAGGCCCGTGATACCTACGGCAAGATGGTGGACGAGTGGAGCGGCAGCACCAAGGAGACCGCCAAAGTCACCAAGGAAATCGCAGACGCGAACAACAAGACCAAGACGAGCGTTCTCGATTCTGCCAACGCCCTAAAGAAGCAGGCAGACGCGGCAAAGCAAAGCGGCGGTGCCATGAAGACGCTCGGCAGCGGTTTCAAGACCGCCGTTGCTGGCGTTAAGAACTTTGCCGTCGGTATCGCAACTGCTATTGGCCCCCAGCTCGCGTTTGCGGCGGCGGCAACCGCAATCGGCGCTGTTGTCGGTGACTTTATCGCTCAGGCTCAAAAAGCCAAAGAGCACGCTGAAAAAATGAGCAAGGCCATGCAAACGGGTAGCTCCATCATGGACAATGCCGCCCGTAACGCCGAGGGTCTGGGAGATTCTATCGGCGATGTTGCCGTCAACGCCGATGAAACCACGCAAAGCCTTATTGAGCTGAATGAGTCTATCGGCGATACGTTCACCAAGGTGAGCACCGACAACGCAACGCTCGATACCTACGTTAATACTATTGATGACTTATCCAAGAAGTCGAGCCTTAGCGCCACCGAACAGTACCGTCTTGGCGAAGCGGTAAAGGGCTATAACGAAATCACGGGCGATTCCGTAAGTATCACCAATGCCGCCACTGGTGAGCTGTCCAAGAGCACCGATGAGATCGATAAGAACGCAGCTGCATGGAAACGCAACGCCGAGATGAAGGCACTTTCCAATGCTGCATCTAAGTATCTCCAACAGGAAATCGAAGCCGAGGGCAAACTGGAAATCGCTCAGGCGAAAGTGACCGAAGCCCAGAAAGCAAATACTGCCGCTATCAACGAGTCCACCGAGTACTACAAGAAGCACAAAGAGCAAATCGACAAGGCCATGACGAGCAAGACCACCAATGAGTACACCAAGAAGTGGGGTCAGCTCAAAGGCGAAGTCACAAAGACGGGCCAAGCTCTCGATGATGCTCAGGGCGAGCTTGATGAGATTAGCGGCGACTTCACGTCCGCAGCGGAAAAGGCAGATTACTTTAGCACCCGTGCAGCGGCGCTTGCGGCTGGTCTTGACGAATCGTCCACTGACATGGCTGGCAAGATCGCATCCTCCATTTCCACAATGGGCGAGGGCGTAAGAAATTCGCTTGATTCCGCTGGTATCAACATCTCCGACCTTGCCGTTAAGATGCAGCAGGCAGGCATTACCTCGGAGCAAATGAGCAACATCAGCAAGAGCAGCTTCAAGGCGATGGTCAATTCTTGCGGTGGGGATATTGATACCCTTGTTGGTCTTATCAACGGGTACAACAATGCGCCCATTGTGGACAAGGACGCGAACATCAGCATCAATGACCTACAGCTGAAGGACGCGCAGGGCAATGTTGCCGTATGGAATGGCTCCACGCTCGTTGATTTAAAGGGCAATGCTATTGCCGACGATACGTCACTGACTGATGCACAGGGCAACGTGTGGACGTGGAACGGCTCCACCCTTATTCCGAAGAGCACCACCGCCACTTCGACCGGCAATATTTCCGATGGCTCTGCCGAAGGTAAGTCCAAGAGTTTCCAAGGTACTGAGAGTCGGCGCAGTGGCAAAACAACTAGCCATAGGGCTAACGGTAACGTCGTTGACGGTAGCGGCACGCGCGAATCGAACAGATTTACGCAATCAGTCAATAGGATTCCGAAAAGCCACAACACGCATATTTCCGCGTCAGCTGATACAAGTGCTATCAGCTCCTTCACAAGCGCGCTAAGTCGCATCCCCAGAAACATCACCACGTTTGTAAGTCAGATTATCTCTAGGCATGACAACGCCGCAGGCGGTATCCGACCCCACGCGGCAGGCGGCATGATGTTGCGCTACCACGCCAACGGCGCTATTGCGAATCGCCCTGGGGTTGGCGTGCCACTGGATATTGTTGGCGAAGCTGGCGCAGAAGCCATCGTCCCGTTGACCAACCGCAAGTACTCGCGCCCGTTCGCACGCACCATCGCCGAGCAGATGAAGCAGGTGAGCAGCGGAGTTTCCTCGCAGGTCGTCAACAACTACACCCTGAACATCGACGGCTCCACCATTCGCGGCAACGACCGCGCGCGCGAGCTTATCGAAGCCCTCGTTAGCGAGCTGATTTAACCGATACGGGGGACTGATGCCATATCTACTTCCTTGATGAAACAAGGAGGTAGGTATGGCTTTAGGCAATTACGTTTCTGGCAACAGTAACGGTAAGTACAACTGGTGCTCCTACATTGACATTTGGGAAAACGCTGACGCTTCTAACGATGATAAAACGTCTCTCCATATCGAGCTTGGCTACTGGACGCGCTACGCAATCGACGTTTACGCGAGCGGACACCTAGACCCGAACGATACCAACTGGAGCGGTTCGCTACAGTCGTGGAACAACAGCGATTGGGTGAAGGTCGCAGTCACGTCTACCAATGTTGACGTGTGGCGCGGTGAAAACGACCAGACCTATACATGCAACGGCAGGATTTGGACTACTGGCGGTTTCGCCCCGGGTACGTCATGGTGCAGCGGTTCGTACACGGTAAAGGCGCACCCGCGCTACAAGCCCGACAAGCCCACCAGCCTCACCGTGGAAAGCTCCACCGATACCGTCCAGAAGCTCAAAGTCACACTCCCCGAAATGACGGGGTGGAAACTCTACGACAACGTAAACTTCTACCGCCATACGGATAACGGCGATACCGAGCAGCTGTACCACGGCACGCCCGTCTCCAACTACACCGACAGCACCACCACGGCGGGGCACAAATACACCTATGACTGCCGCGTGCAGAACGGCGATAGCGCCAGCTTGCTTTCCGACCAGTCAAACGTGGTGACCATTTACACAAGCCCCGTTGCGCTAGGCAGGCTTGAACTAATCAAGACTGCCGAGAACAAGGCTCAGCTTAAGGGCTACGATGCCCCGCTTTGGTGTGACGGCTATCAGTTCCAAGTGACGAAGGACAACGGCAAGACGTGGAAGGACGTAACGCTCACAAGCGATTGGGTGGACGCGAACGCTCCTGCCGGAACCATCGCGTACCGCGCACGCGCCTACAAACTCAAACCCGTAAACGGCGCTGGGGATACGATCTACTCGCCGTGGACTTCCACCAATTCCATTACCACTATCTGCCCACCGAACGCGCCGACCATCAACGGGATTAAATCCGTCTATGCGGCGAACGGCGATAGGGCAGCCAACATTGCGTTCACATGGACACCGAACCACCCGGACGGCTCCACTCAGACCGCGGCACAAATTGCTATTAGAGTGTCGGCTGGCACGACCGCGCCTATCACTGTCCAAGGCGCTGCGACCTCATACACGCTAACAAATATCGGTATCGGTGACGTTTCTGTCCGCGTGCGCACGAAGGGTCTCGATGCCGAATGGGGCGAGTGGGGCGAGTGGAAGAGCACCAAGGTCGCAAAATTGCCGCAGGCGTACTTCACGTCCCCATCCACCAACGGCCTTACGGTCGAAAAGCTGCCCTTCACCGTCACGTGGGAGGTCAACGACCCTACAGGCGTTTCGTATCAGAAGATAGAACTTATCAATAACGGCTATGGCACCATGGCGAGCATCACGCCGTCCACCAGCACACGCTCTTGGAACTTCGACAAGTACGCTATGCTGCCAAACAGACGCTCGTTCACGCTGAAGGGCACGATCCGCAACGGCGCTGGCTTGACGATAGAGTTCACGCGAACGTTCTCCACCAGCTGGCTCACTCCTTCCGCGCCGTCCATCAAAATAGAATACACTCCCAACCTCAGTGCGGTTATCAACGTCCGCGCGTCGCAGACCGAGTATTCGGTTGAAGGCACAGCCCTTACGGGGCCAATCACGCAGAACGAGGACGGCGTGCTGTTGTCTGGCAAGCTGACCATCGAGAACGGCGCTATCAAGCTGGCTAGCACGGCACCGTCCGTGTCGTTCGATATTTCCCGCAGAAACCCAGACCGCACGCTCACTCCGCTTGAGACCAACAAGGGAATCGGCACTGGCATCATCGACCCCTTGCCGCCTTTGAATACCGATTTCGTATACGTGGTGACCGCACGTTCTGAAGCTGGCACGTACATCACGTTCAACGTCCACGGCTTTTGCGATTCTGACGGCGATGAGGCGTTCAACTTCGGCGATTCCGCAAACGAATGTCTCCGCGTTGGATTTGACGCTCAGGCGAGCAGGAGCAAGAAGGTATCGGGCAACACGTTCCACTTCGCGCTTGGCAAGGGAGCATCCCCGCTGCCCATGTTCTACTCCAACGACGATTTGGACATTGACGGAACGCATAGCTATAAGATCCATTCCCTCGATGCCTACAGACGCGCCGAGTTAATCACCGACAAGCCCGAGAACGCCGTGTGCTACTTCCGCAGCGCGTTCGGGCGTATCGCGCGTGTGTACGTGTCCACATGGAACTTCGGTTACGCCGCCGAGAACTACATGCTGTGGACGATGGGCGCAAGCATGACCGAGTGCGTATGGGAGGAACCGCTGCGATGACAGACTGGTGGAAACAGCGCACTGTGCGCGACGTATACAGATTCGTTCGCGTGTCCCGCGCAACGGGCAACGAGCTGGAAATGCTGCCGATGCTACGCGGCGGCACGATTGCGCGAAACAACGATGTGCGTATCTTAGACACCGCCGAGGTCACGCGCGTAGGAAAGTTCGATATCGGCGCTGACCTCGTGCGCGTCTACAGAACGGCAGAGTGGAGGGGTGGGCATAGCGAGACGGTCGTACTCGGCACGTTCATCCCCGTTATTCCAAGCCGCAACGTCCATAACCGCTTCTCCACCGCCACCGTGAAGCTGTACGGGCGCTTGCAGGAGCTGTTGCAGGATAAGTTCGCCACGCCGTTTACGGTCAACAAGGGCGATAACGCGGTCGAGGTAGCCAAGAAGGTAGCCGCCGATATCGGGCTTACCGTTATCGCCGACCCGAGTGATTACACGGTTTCGCGCACGCGCGTCTACGGCATCGGTGTAGACCAGAACAACAGCGAGACGGACGATACCAAGCTGGGCATGGTGAACGACCTGCTATCGTTGGCTGGCTTCCGTGCCGCCAAAGACGATGTGATGGGCAACATCATCTACTCAAAGTACGTTGACCCAGTGAACCGTCCGGCTGCTTACTCCATGTCCGAGGGGCCGGACTGCAAGTTCGAGCCGGATATGACGGACGAGCAGGATATCACCGAGATAGCCAACCATGCCGTCGTTGTCTACAAGGGCGAGGACAAGGACGGCAACCAGACAACGTATGTCGGCGAAGCATGGGATAACGATCCCGATAGCCAGTTCTCTACAATCTCGCGCGGCTATACCATCACCAAGAGCTATGAGTATTCGGACGAGCCCGTTGGGTCTACCGCCGAGGAAAAACAGGCATATGCCGATAAACGCGCCAAGACGCTGCTTAAAACAAATCAGTCAGCCATCAGGCGCGTCACCATGACGAGTGCCGGATATCCCGCCACCGTCAACGATTCACTCGATATCGACTATCCATCAGGCTCAATCAGCGGCAAGTTCGAGATTCGCGTGCAGAAGCTCACACTCACGGGCGGTTGCCCGACCGAGACTGAGCTACGCCAGTTTGTGAGGTAGACAATGGATTCAGAAGCCGCGTACATGCGCTATCTCGGGCGCAAGGTAAAGCGAGGAATCAAGACCCCCGATATGAGCGCATACGTCAAGCGGCGCATAGGCAAGGTCAAATCAGTATCAGGCTCCACCGTTACCGTCGATTTCGGCAGCACCTCCACCCCTATGCCCGTTGCTGGCCTGCGCATGGTCAAGTCGTGTTCGGATATCAAGGCTGGCGATAGCGTTGTGGTGGACACGGTAGACCACGTTTCGCTCGTCACCGCGATCCTAGCGTAGCGGGGGAACGTGAGCCGACAATGCACGCCGTAACCGATAGAAAGGGAGGTGCGCATGGCGGGAAACATCACGGCGGCAACGAACAGCAACGGATACGTTGACCGATTCATTGATTCGTCTGGAAATGTTATCTACATCGAACCGCAGACGTACCACGCGGCGGTAGAAGCGGCTAACGCGGCAGCAGCGAGCGCCAACGCTGGTGCCAAGAGCGCGAACAGTGCCGCCAAGGTTGCTAGCGACAACGCAGCTGAAGCAGGGAAGGTGGCATCGAACTTCAACGCCGCCGAAGCCGCGCGAGTTGCCAACGACATTAAGCGAGGCGAAGCCACCGATGCGGCTAACGCAGCGGCATCCGCGGCGAGCAAGGCGGCTCAGTCCGCAACGTCTGCCGCCAACGCCGCGAACGCCACCACGAAGTACGCCAAGCCGTATTTCATGCAGCAGTATGAGCCTGCACGCTCGCAACGAGTGGGCGGAATGCTGTGGATTCCCACCAACGAAGCAAACCGTATGGTGAGCACGCTCAAGCGATGGGACGCTGGCAAGACCGGAAACGCAATCTACCCAAGCAATACCACCATCTGCGGAGATACGTCCGTAATCGACATTGAGGGCGAGTGGACTACGTTCAGCCTGCCCCGTATCGCCTAGAAAGGATAACCAAAATGGCAAATCTTGTTGAATACGTAAAGACTGTTTGGGAGAACGGCAAGACCGCTCTCAATGCCGCCCGAATGAACAACATGGAGCAGGGCATCTCCAATTGCGCCACCCAAATCAATAAGCTCGGGGATTCCGTATCCCGGAAGGTCGGAATGGGGAACGGCGTCATATCTTCTCGTGTAAACGTCAACACGGCTACGTCTATGCCGATTCAGATCGAAATCGAATCGTCCATAGGAAAGTTCACGGCAATCTTTGCAATGGAATACATCGGGCTGTATTCGGAAGCGGAAGACAAGTTCCTGTGGCGCATCAAGCCAACCGCTGTCTCCAGCGACCCCTCGATGCCGAACGGTGAGTTTAGCTGAGTTGAGGGCCAGTCTGGTCGGACGATTTGCTTATCGGCGTCAGCGTCACTTTTGCAACATTCTTCCCTCCACGCATGACGAATAGCTCACCATCCGACCAGGCCAGCCCTCGTCTATCCGGGTCATCTTCGCTTTTCCCGATGGTGAACCAAGCCATGCCTGCATAACTTGCCTCCTGTATCTTCCCGAGTTTCTGGGATACGGAATGCTATGGAAGCTTAGTCACCC